ATCTTTCATTTCAGCTTCATCAACTATTACATCTTTAGCTAATTCAAACTGTTTGAAAAATTTTCTAAATGCTAGACCTTTTTGTACATAGTCTACATTCTTATCTTCTACTTTTCCTTCTACTGTTAGAATACCATCTTTAACTTCTACAAGTATATTTTCTTTATTGTAGCCAGCTAAACCGATTTCTAATCCATATTTACCTTTTGAGTATTTTACTACGTTATAGAATGGAAATGATTGTACTTTTGACCACGTGTCAAAAATAGTTTCAAAGGCATCATCAAAAAATTTTGTTGATCCATTGAATAATTGCTTATTAAAATTATTAAAAACTTCTAGGTTTGTCATAATTATCTCCTGTTAAAGCAAGTTAATTGACCCATCCACATGATGCGGTCTTGCAGATATATAATTATTATTTATTTATTTTCAATACCCTAATTCATCATAAGCTTCTGCTTTATGTGAATTTTCAACGTTTATTTTACGTTCTATATTTGATTGTTCTCTTGTAATATGCCCTACAACTGTACCTTTATTAGCTCCTTCTTTAATTCTATATCCATGAGTTCCACTACCATTAATTTCAACTTCTTTTCTACTTTTTAATAAAGCATTATTTTTCTTTTCTATTTCTTTATTTTGATAATTTTTTGCAATTGGATTTTGAATATAGTTAATAGAACTTAATTGTTTAACATCTTTTAAATCATGTTCCCTATCTAAAAATTTATAATTAATTTTATGAACTATAAAATCATTGTCTATTTTTTTACATATTGTTTCAGGATCAAATTCTCCACAACTGTAAACATCAAATTGCATTAACGCTGGATGAACTTCATCCCAAATATGCATTACAATATGTGATGTTTCTATAATAGCAGCACCAGTAATACCACGATTACCAACCATGTTAGAATATTTAACATAAGGCCCCATCATTACTTTCATTCCAATTTGTTCTATGAATTCGTTTAACCAACGCCTAAGAAACTCCTCATCCATCGGTGGCCGATAGACTTCTGCGCGCACAATTAAATGTTTATGCACTAATAATTTATTATTCATAATCGCCTAATATAGTTTTTTAAAACTATAATCAATGATTTATTTTAATAAATTGAAAGATAATGTTAGTAACAATGCTATAGTTGATCCAAGTCCACCTATGATCCACCAAGTTAATTTGTCAAACTTTCTTTCAAATTTAGAATGCATTTCAGAAGATTCCTGTCTAAGTTCTTGTAAATCTCTTTTTACGCCAGTTATATGGCCATAAAGAGCTATAATATGTTCTCCAGTTGTTTCTGGTTTCTTACCATTACCCATTAAGCTAATCCTCTTTGTCTTAATCTCATTTGTTTTTCGCTTTGACTTAATAAAGCGTTTTCTGTCGGTGTCAATCCATTTTGTAATCCAGCTATTTGAGTTACTGGTGGAGTTAATATTGCAGCATTAGGCATTGGTGTATTTAATGGTTGAGTGTTTTCTGAAAGAGAAGGTATGTAAGTTTGTATTCTCGGTGTAAATTGTTTATTTAAACCCTGTAAACTAAAATCTCTTTCCATCGCTCTTAATGTTCCTTGAGCTTCTATAAATGGATTAGGCTGTCCTGTTGTTCTAGATATTTCTTCAAATCTATCAATAATACCTTGTGAAGGAAAGAAAGGATCAAATTTATCACGATATAAATTATTTATAGTATCTTCTGATATTCCTCTTGTTTTAAATAAATTAGCTAAATTATTTCGTGCAACACCTAATGTTTCTGCATTTTTTAAATGAGTAGACATAGTTTGTTGAACATTAAACAAAGCTTTATTTGCTACAAAATATCTTTCAATTAAATCTTTAGGAGTTTTTATTTCTCCAGTTAATAATCCCTCTGGTCCTCCTGTGAATTCTCTTCTTGAATTTCTTTCACCATCTTGAAATGCAGATATATAGAATCCCATTGTCTTTAACGGATCTATTTTTTCTGCTCTCATTCCAAATATTCCTGCAAATTCATAAGGTACTTCATATACTTCGCCTCCTTTAGCCGGTGCTCCTGTTATAGCTTGATATGTTCTTGTAAAAGGTTTGTAACTTGGAGCTAATGCATCTGCTAAATGCATAATAGTTCTTTGTACTCTTTCATTAGCAGGAGTTTCTTCTGTATATAATATTTTACCTTCTGGAGTACGTCCACCTCTTGCAGTGATATCTAAAAATGCTTCTGTCCAAATAGATGGTTCAACAAATGGGCTAGATATATTTGCACTTGCTTCTACGACACCTTTTATAAATCCATCTAATAAAGGTTTTTCTTTATCAACACCTTCTTGTATATTTCTTAATAATGTTGCAAATGGTCTTTGTAATGTGTCATAAGAATTCATTTTACTCCAATCTACATAATATAATTCTCCTGTTTCAGAATTTCTCATAAATATTTTTTGTGAATCTTTTGCCCAAGGTGCTACAAAATCTGATGCAGCTTTTGCTTCTTCATCAGATACTCCAAATATTGTTTTAGCTCCTTCTGTTAATCCATAAGGTAAAGCAGCAAGAGCTGTCGTTGATCCAATTAATCTTTTCATTGCAATACCTTTCATGATATTTGTACTTGTTATTGGATTAATAGATCCAGTAATAGGGTCTCTTAAATCTTTTATAATTTGTTCTGCAATACCTACTCCTGTTCTAAATATTTCAGATGGAAAAGACATGAAATTACCAAATGGCAATCCTCTTGATAATCTTACAAACTGTCCAACTCTAGAATAGTTTTGAACTGTATTTTTAACTATTTCAGCTGCTTCTTTTTCTAATTCTTCTGTTGTTTTTTTAATTCCTGCTTTTGTGTATGCTGCTCCTCTTCTTGCAACTTCAACTTCAAAATTAAATATTTTAATAACATCGTCTGATGTAGTGTAAACTCTCTCTGCAAACTGTAATCCTTTTTTAGCTAATTGTCCTGTTTTACCTAATGATTTTACCAATGGATCTAAAAGGCTATCTGTTCCTAAATTTCCATTTGCTGAAAGTCTAGTATCTCTTAATAAATTATCTAAATCTCCTTTTACAGAACTGCTTTCTGCTATTCCTAATCTTATATATTTTCTATACTGTTCCATAGACATAGGTTGTCTAAGTCCAAGTTGTGCAGTCATACCCGCTTTCTTTGCAGCTTGTGCAATTATTTCAGGGCTTTCAAATATTGTTCCATTAGAAACTGCAAAAATTGAGTTTGCCAAAAAGTTTTTTATTTGAGTAGGAACAGATAAAATTGTTTTATCATATTGAGATACTGCTTTTGGTAATAACATTAAATTTCTATATAACCATGAAGCTGTTTTACCTAAAGGTCCTTTTACTTCTCCTCTCATAAAATCTTGTATAACAGAAGTATTTTTAAATCCTTCCGCTATTGCTTCTGTTGTCCATTTACCTTGTAATGCATTTACAACAGGACTTCCTTTAAAATCATTTTTTACATAGTTATCTATTTTAACTATTTTTGCATCTGGACCAAAAGCTTGCATTGCATCATAAGGACTATCATGAAAGAATCCTCTTTTTCCAAGTGGTGTGTTTTTAGTTATATTGGCTTTTATTAATTGATCATTAACTAACATTTCTTCATACATTTCATTTCTTCTTGCAATGGTAGATAATTTTGAAACACCTTCATATATAGAACGTCTAACATCATTAACTTCTCCAAATAAATCTCTAAATGCTTTGCTTCCTTTTCCAATTACTTGTAATTCTTTTGTTCCACCTGCCATTTTTTCTTCTATTGTTCTTGCAAAAGTTTTTACAAAATAAGGTTCAGCTGCGCCAATAGATAAATTTCCAAATTTAAATGAAGGCATCTTATCTATTTTAGGAAATGAATTTCTTGCTTGATTTAAGATATCATCAACAATTGATTGCGCTTGTAAGTCAGATAATTCTTTACCATTTTTAGCTGCATATCTCATAAATATATTTTTTACTTTATCTACCGCATCTTTTGCAGGAGTAAATTTATTAAATACATTAGCAAATTTATTGTCATAAATTGCATAAGTATTTCCAACCATAGTTTTTAATCTATCTCCCATTAAACTTTTTAACTGTAGAGTTAATTCAGTGGGTAATTCCCCAGATCCTTTAGATGCAATATTAATTAAATCAAAAAATTGATTTCTTATTTTTTCTATTCCTGTTAGTACAGTATCTACACTTTCAGGAGTAGATCCACGTTTTCTCATAGTATCTACAATGTTATCTGTTATTTCTTTACCTATCTTTTCATCAACTTTACCTGAATATAAAGCTTTATCTAATGTTTCTAAAAAAGTTTTCTTCTCTGTTTCACTAGCTGCATTAAAAAATTTATTTGTTTCAGGAAACATTTTATTTACTTCAATATCTATTCTATTAACTTGTTCCATTGCTAAATGTTGATCTGCTCTAATTGCAGCATTTTCAGTTTCTCTTGCTAAAAATTGTTCTCTTGGTCTTTGACCTTGAGGAGTAAATACACTTCCAACTTTATAAAAAAATCTATCTAATGCAGAACTACTAGATGCTAGTGCATCCCCTTGTTGTAATAATTTTTTTGCTCCTTCTCCGATTCCAAATACAGCTGGAGCAAGTAATAAAGATTCTGTACCAAATTTAAATCTATTCATTAACTTTGTAATAGCATCTTCTCTTCCACCTGCTTCTTCATCAATATCTCCAAGTTGAGTAGGTCCGACTCCAAATGCTGATCCAATAGTCCCTAGTTTCTCGATGTCCGCTACAAATGCCTCGCCTGCAGCACCTCCTGCAGCTATTGCTCCATATCTTTGGACCGTTGATAATTTATTTAATTTTTCTGCTTCTGCTGTAGCTTTTATTAAATTAGCACTTGTTAAATCAGCATAAGCTCCAGCTCTTTTTGCTTTTAATGCTGTTTCAGCAACTTTAGTTGCAACTTTAGCCCCTGCTGCAGATGGAACTCCAATTTGAACTAATGCTTCAGTTAATCTACCTGATAATCTTTGATCTGCTATTTCTTCAAATGGATTAATACTATCAAAAAATTGTTCAACAGAAGATGCTGTTTTAGTATCAAATCCTAAATCTATAAGTTCACCCGCTAATGAAAATACACCTTTTGGAATTTTAATAATTCCAGATGCAATACCTGCAACACCAGATGTTATTAAACCTACCTTTTGATTTTCTTCTATTAGATCAATTGGATCAACATATTCAGCCATGGTATTTTACTCCATAGTTGAAGTCGGATTCTTCTTTGCTAGTTCTTCGTAAAATCTTCTTTTATTCCATGATCTAGGATCATATGCTGCGCCTTCTTCTTTAGCTTTCTGAAAAAATCCAGGTTGTTTAGTAACTGTCGGAGCAGGCACTGCTTCACCAGATGTTAGTATTCTTATATAACCAGGACCCTCTTTTGTTCTTTTATAGAAATTTCCTTGTACATCATAAAATACAGTTCCTTCAGGTATCTTTAATATATCACTAGTTTTTGGTTTCTTATTTTCTATATCAACTGCTCCAGTTTCGACTGGAACTCCTTTAGTTTTAAAACCTTTAATTGTTTCGTAAATTCCTGTAGCCTTTGTTCCTAGTCCAGAAGTTTTAAAGAAAAGTTCTTTTTCTTGTTGTTCTAATTTTTGATTAGCTAATGCTAATTCTTTTGCATATTTTTCTCTTGCATCTTGAGTTTGCATTGCACTAGTTATACCTGCTAACTTTAATTGTCTTTGAAAAGCATCTTCAGCTTCACTTGATTTTAAATATTCTGATACAGGTTCTTGAAAAGCTTTTGATACAGTAGAAAATATACCACCTCTAGGAGTTTCAGATACTGTTTTTAATCCTCCTTTAATTAATAATTCAGCTAATCTATCACTCTGACTTCTTCCTGTTCCTGCAAATTTAGAAAGTATTGCAGCTCTTCTCATTGCATCTTTATATAATGGATCATTTACATCTAATACATAATTATCCTCAACAGATGCTGCATCTGTAGGATCTTGATAACCAGCTCTTTTAGGAACCACATTAGACATAATACCTTCATTAGTAGAACCACCGATTCTAAACATTGGTCTTTTAAGAATTCTAGACATATTATTTTATTAATTTGTAAATTCCGGCTAATGTTGCAGCAGTGCCTAATGCAGTTTGTAATGCAGAAGGAGAAGGAACTTGTTGCGTTACTTCTTTTCCTGGATAACCAGCAATTAAAGGTTGAATACCAGCTCCATAAGTTTGAACAGCTTGTAAAGGTTGATAAGCTTGTTGATAAGCTAATTGTTGTTGAGCTTGAAGTTCTGCTTGTTTTTGAGCTTGTTGTTGTGCACCTAAACTAGATAAACCTGCAATTTGTGTTCCTAATAATCCTTGTGTTTGTCCTGCTAAACCTAATTGATTTAAATAATTTTGTTGAGCTTGTGCTACTGCTTGACCATAACCTTGTTGTTGTAATTGAGCTTGAAGTAATGCTCTATTTAAATCTGATTGTGTTTGATATTCTGCTCTTTGTACACCTTCTCTACCACCACCAAAAGCTCCTGCTCCTATTGCTTGTGCCGCTAATGCAGGTAAACCTTTTTGTGCTTGAATATCATATTGTTGTAAAGTTGTATCAATAACTTGTTGTTGATACGGAGACATATATTGTTGATACGCTTGTGGTCCAGTTGAAGTTTGTGCGGCTTGCAAATAAGGTTGATATCCACCAAGTCCTGTAGATAATTGTTCTGCTTGTTGTTGTAATGGGGAAGTTCCTGCAACAAATTGTGGTCCATAAAGTTTAGATACATCTAAACCTTTAATACCCCCAACTGCTTCAGCAAGTTGTGGTAAATATGTTTCAGCAGCTGCTTGTATAAATGGTGCTGGTAATACTTGTGTTTGTTGAACTTCAGCCATTATACAGATCCTCCAGCTTCAAGATTTTTCATTAAAGCATACATTCGTTTAGCTCCTAGATTCTCGTCTCCACCGCCTGCATTTCGTACAGCATCGGCAGTAAATACAAATTCATTATTAGATAACATAGCAGGTATATCATCTGCTTTTTCTTTTATACCAATTGGAGGAACAAATCCACCAGTATCTCTATAATCTAATTCAGTAATACCAGCTTCATTTTGTCTTGTAGGAACTTCTTTTCCTAATGCATATCCCATTCTTCCACCCATAGCCATCATTGGTGTTCCAAAAAATTCTTGTTTGGTTACTTGAGAAACTAAATCTCCAATACCACCTGATTGATAACCTATTCTTCCACCATTAGCTGCCATCTGAGGATAAAAAGGATTATTAGGAAATAATCCAGCTGCAAATTTAGGTTTAGGTTCATTTAATTTTGTTGATAAAGTTGCATTCCATTGTGCAAGAGCTTGTTGGTATTCTTCATCACTACCATAGTCTTCTCTTTTAGGTTGGCCTTTTGAAAACATACCACCAACAAATCCTGTTGCTGCTGGAAGTATATTACTTAATATTCCACTTCCACTACCTGTTCCAATTCCACCTAAAAAAGTTCCTATAGCAGATTGATTTATTCCTTGTGTAATTGGACTAAGTAAACTACCTGTCATTGGTGAAAAAGCTCCACCATAACCAAATATTCCAGATGTTGCGGCTTCTGCTCCAAATCCAGGAACACCAAATAAAAAGTTTCCTGCAGTCGTACCTTCAAGTGCTCCTGCTAATGCAGGTCCTCCAAAATAAACTGCGGCAGCTGTTAATGCTGCTTTTCCTAATGGAGATTTGACAACTGATTTAACTGCATTAGTAACTCCTTTAACTACACCTGAAACTGCTTTAGCAGCTCCTTTAAAAATACTTCCTATTCCATATTGTTCTCTACCGTTAATGCTTCCACCAAATCTTGCTTCAATTCTTTCATCTTCCATTTCTCCCATACCACCTTCAGCAACTGCTTGAACCATTTGTAATGCAATTTGCCTTGCTTGTTCAGGAGGAATTCCTTGTTCAATTAACATTTGAATAATAAGTTCTAAAGCTTGTTTTGGATCTTTAATATTTGGTTGTTGACCTTCCATTCCTTGTAATGGAGGTTGTGCTGGTTGTTGTGGTTGTTGAGATTGTTGCATTAATTGATCATCAATATTTACAACATCTCCATTTGCATAACCTAATCTTGTAATACCACCGCTTCTCATAGTTAATGGAGTACCTCCTCCATTTGCAAGTGGTGTTTGTCCATAGTTTAATAATGGATTTGCAGTTATATTAACTGCTGATGAATAATTTGGTGCTGGCATTTGAGATTGATTATTGACCTGTAAAGATTGGCCATAATCCATTGGTAATGTGCCTATTCCACCCATTTGATATAATTGTCTATACATTTGTGCTCGCGCTATTGTCATATTAATAAGTTATTATAGGCAGGCACAGAGTCCTGAAAACGTATACTTTACTTGTTTTTTTGAGAATCGTCAACGGGTTTAAATTCAAGATTATCTTTTAATTTACCATTATATTGATATTCACCAACATGAGTTATGTAATCATCTATATAACAATAACATTTTCCACCAATTGCAACCCATTTTTTACAAAATCCAAAGTCCTCACCATAATATTTTTTAGATTCTAGTTCATGTATTGTATCAAAAAAATTATACATATTTGGATTTTTCTTACATTCTCCATTAATAATAGTATCTTGTTCAATTCTAAGATCAGGATATTTTTTAATCATTTTATCAAAAACTTGTCTTTTAATTAACATGCATCCTGTTGGAGCATGAGATACTTCAATTAAACCATCTACGACACTTATTTCTTTTTTAGTATCATCTACAAGACCATCCATTTTAATTGGATATATAAATCCAGCTCTCATTAATTCTTCTTTATTTTTAATTTTCCCAGTTTGTAATCTATCCCATATTTGTTCCCAATGAATATGTTTCATAGGATAAGGACAAGCTATTACATCTTTATCAAATTTTAACATTTTTATTATAGTATCAAATTTAAAATCAATATCTGAATCTATAAATAATAAATGTGTGTAATTTATTGGATCATTTAAATAATTAGCAACACATAAATTTCTTCCCTGTGTAACTAATGATGATTTAAGTAATGAAAAAGAAACCAATATTCCATTCATCATACATGCTTGTTGAAATTTTAATAAAGCTTGTGTGTAATGAATTGAACATTCATTATGCACTGGAGTTGCTACATAAATTTTAGTTTCAGGATTTTTTAACTGTTTAGTAAAATCATTTGTCTCTGTTTTAAACCATATTGGTTTACTTGGATCTTGCATCAACTACTCCTTGTAAAAATTTGTTCCAAACATTTTTTCTTAAATCCCAAGAATAATATTTGTTAGTAAATTTTATTTGTAATTTTAAATGGTCTTTAACATTTTTTTCTCCTAAGATATCTGCTACAGCATCAATGACAGATGCAAATCTATGCGCAAGTTTAATATAATTTTTTTCAAATGGTAAATAAGTTACAAACTCTGAACCTGTTTCAAATAAAGCTCCATAATCAGTTGTTACGCAATAAAGGCCTGCAGCCATTGCTTCTATTAAAGCAATACAAGAAGTTTCTTCCCATATATTTGGATAAGCAAATATATGATAGTTTTTTAAATTTTCTTTAATATATTCATTTGGTTTATATCCAATATAACTTACATTTTTTAATGCTGCTGCTTGATTATAAAGTCCTTGATACGCATCATCATTAGCTTTTTTAAATTGATCTCCATAAACTTGTGTTGAAGAATATACATCTAAATGTACATTTTTATTTTGAATTAATTGCATTGCACCAAGAAGCACACTTAATCCTCTCCATGGAGTAGAGGTATAAATTAATTTAATAGGATCTTTTTTATTATAATCTAATGATCTTGGTTCAATTTTATCTATTGCATTTTTTATAACTAAAGATCTATCTGTTGGTATATCAAACATCATTCTAAATTTTTCATAACACCAATGAGAGTTAAATACATACCAATCATATTTTTTATGATTTTCTTTATTTTGAAACCATGGAACTAAATTAGGTTGGTCATAAGAATTCTGTTGCCAAAGTATGTTTGGTTTTGTTGGATGCAATGGTATTTTTTCCGGCACAGATGTTGTAATCTGCACTTTATCTAAAAGATTTTTATCTACAAATCTTTCTAATAATTCTACCTGTAGTTCTGTACCGCCTCTTGGATTCATTTATTATTAAATATTTTATTCATTAAATCTAATCCTTTGTTAGTTACCATAACATTTAAATCTTTTTGTAAATCATCCATGGTATTTTCTTTTAAAAACTCTTGCATATTTTCGTAAGTTTTACCTGTCTTTTTACTTTTAATAATTTCTTTTGTTTTACATTCTATCTTTATTACATCACCCATTTTCACCTGACCTTGTTAATAATGCATATGAAATTTGACCGGATATATAACCAGCTCCATTTGCTTGAAATTCTAAATAGTCTCCTTCTTCTAATACTAAAGCATTATGTATTGCATTATCATTAGAATTAGCTGGAACTTTAGTATGATAAAATTTATAAGTGGTTGATGTAGAGGAATCTGTAAAATAATAATTTACTTCAACTGTATTAGTATGATCATTTGCAACTGATATTTCTTTTATAATCGCAACGGTTGAAGTGTTAATATTTAATACGGTTGTTAAATTACTTGTGGTTAAATCATAACCTTGGTTTTTATAAAATATAGTCATTAATTTTTAGGTCCACTAAATAAAAACCAACTAAATGCTTCTAGTTCATCTTTTAAATCTTTTTGAAAAGAAAAATTAAGTTGATCTTTTATAGTGCTAATAGATTGAATAATTTGTCTTTGATTATCTACTTTATAATCATCTGTTGGTTCTGGTACATATGCTGTAATTTTTGCCATTATCTTCTTCCTCCTGCTTCAATGTCTAATCTTAAAGTTCCATATCTCCAAGTTTCATCCACTGCATCATTTTCTATTTTTAAACTTACTTGTCTTCCTCTCACTCTGGTATCTACTTTACTAGTTGAAGAGGTAATTGTAAAGGGTCCAGTAATTAAAGGTGGAGTTGTAGAAGGAGTAGATTCATTATTTGCAGGATAATCTCTAAAATATAAAGTTATTTTTGCATTACCTTCTAAACTTTTGAAATCTGGAATAAATCGTTTAACGCGCATTATTAATTGACCATCTCCAGCTAATCCTTGTTCAGATATATCATAATCTCCAGATTTAACGTATGCAGCAATCGCTGTTGCAGTTCCACTATATGTTACTTCATTAACTCCTGTTTCATGTGCCCAGTATTTTGTTGAACCATAAGTACTAGTTACACCATTAATAGTTGGGAATGTTGGAGTTGTATTTGTTGTAAATTGTGTTGCATAAGGTAAAGCATAAGTTCCAGAATCTTCATAAGTTGTTCTAGCTAATGTTCCTGTAGCCCAAGTATTTTCTGTAAAATTATATACAACATTTCTATCTACCTGACTTGAAGTTGCTTGGGGGTAATACCAACCCACTTCATTAAATAATGAATTATGATATGCATAGACTAATTGACTTGCATTATAATTAATTCCTAAATTATCTCCCGTTGTTGTAAATACATAATCTTCAACTAAAGACGGTATTTGTTTAACGGTTCCATCAAATGCAAAAAATCCTCCACCAAATCCCATCCAAAATACTGCGCCTTCCGCATAAACCATTGCATGTTGGCCAATACATCCACAGTTTGTTCCAACTTGTCTTACAGAAAATGTAAATGGAGGACCTACAAACTGAATAACATAAGCTGCTGCATCTGTTAAAACTAATATATAATCTTTACCTTGCACAGCTCCTATAATCTCGTTGCCTGTATCTAGTCTAAATGTTCCTGCCGTATTAGTAACTTTTGGAGTCCAACTATTATAATCTTCTTGATTTGAAAATCTTATAAACATTGGATCAAAAGTTGTAGTATCCCCAATAGTTGTTTCAGTTCCAAGTGCAAATAAATGTCTATCTCTATCGGATACTAATGTCATAACAGATTTTGTCGGAGCATTAGCTATAACCGCTGCACGAGTACTTAATGGGGTTGCAGCAGATGGATCCCAATAAAATGTTTTACCATTCTTAATAGTTGCAATTAGAATCTGTCCGTAATTATCGAGTGACCAGGAGCCAGGAGCGAGTATAACATTTGTAACAGGTCTATCTGTTCCCCAAGTAGATAATCCCCATGTTCCTGTTCCCCATCCATAAGCACCTGTTTGTGTTACAGGCCCAATAGGTTCATATGCTTGAAAAGATAAACTTCCACCGGTTGTAACACCTGTTCCAGTCTCAGTTGTTGACATAGTAACTGTAAACGTGGATGAAGTAGGTACAGATATAACTTCAAATGTATTAGTTGTAAAACTTGCAGAGGTAAAACTTGTTGTAGGGGATCCAGGAGTTGTTGCTGCAGAAAATATTAAATAATCTCCAACAGATAATCCATGACTTGATTTAGTAATTGTAACTGTTGCAGATCCTGTAGTAGATGTATAAGTACATCCAGTTACTGCAGTTTGTAATGGTGTAATATCATAAAATTGTTGTTCATAATAAATAACAAGTAATTTAGATGTTCCAATCGCTGCATATTTTTTACCATCTAATGCAGTCCAACTTAATTGTTCTCTAGCAGGACCTGCTAATGTTGTAGATACTAGTTGTTGCCAGCCCCCTATTTTTTGTGGTTCACCATATCTAAATCTTATATTATCTCCTTCAATCCATTGCCCTTCGGCTCCGGTTGCAGTTTGTTGTTTATTAAAACCAGGTTTAAACTGTATTTTTTGTAATGGCATAAAGTATTCTTATACCACCAAATTTGTTGATTTATACTATTTTTTAGTAAAAGGTGGTAATCCTAATAAAGGTCTTTTATCATATAAATTGGAATCTGCAAACTGTCCATTTACATGGTTATAATGCAAGAAAACTTGCGCACAGATATTACCAGTAAATTCTTCTCTCCAATGTTCTAATTCACATCCAGAATAAACTAACATATCACCAGGTTCTAAATCTACTCTTATTCCAGCAGGTGCATTAGGTTTCATTATATTCTTATATTCATCAATAACATTATTACTACCCGTTGGATCAATAAATATTGGCCATGGGTCACCACCTAGATTTAATGTAGTAGATATTTCGCATGAAGGTCTATCTTTATGTCTTTTTAATATAGAACCTTTTTCATAAATTCTTGCATAAGAATAAGTTGGTATTAAATTAAGATTTGTTTGTTGTTTCATTATTGGCATAACTTTCATTAGTAATGTTTCCATTACAAAGTCTGCATAGTGTGAATATACATTTGGAACTTGTTGGTCTTTCCAAGTACCAAACATACCATTTTCTGCAATTAAATTATTACTATACATATAATGAACTGCCTCTCTTTTAAGTAGGAAATAGTTAAATATAAAATTAGCAAGTTCATATGGAATTGCTTTTTTAATAACTTGATATTTGTTCTGTTGAAAGCTCATGTGATCATACAACGTTGCATGAAATTAAAACTCACTGAAATTCTAATATCATTAGATTGATTTGGATCTACACAGTGATTCAGCCAGCTTGGAAACATAATTAATCTTCCTGCAACTGGTTCAAAGTGAACTTCTCTCCAAAGATAAGATTCTAATGGTCCTTCTTTTCTTCTTGGCATAGACATTAAAGCTACTGACTTTGGATCTTCTACTTTTAAATGTCCGCAGTTTTGTGGAGTCTTAACATAATAAACTCCAGACCATAACGAATTAGGATGCATATGGGGTCTATTATATCCACCTGGAGGATTAATGTTTGCCCACATATTACCTAAAAATGGTTCTGAATCTAAATTTTGATCTTTGTAAATATGAAACTGTGCTTGAAATAATAAATCAACCAGTTCTTTATATTCTGGTTTTGTATGCATATCATCTGTTGAATGCCAACCATTCATATTAGTTCTTGTTAAACCTTTATCTTGATTTGACCAATTAATAATATTCTGTTCTAGACGTGCATTAAATTCTGGTGTGCCAACGTCTTTAACATAAATAGGTGTTGCAAAATATAATTCTCGGTTCATTTAAATGGAGTTCCTCCAAACCACATAACTAATGATTTTCTTGTACCTTTAGTTATTGGTATTACACGATGTCTAATAAATGATGCAAAAAATATAGCTTGTCCTTGTTTAGGTCTTGCAATCTTTCCATCTGACATTAATTCTAATCCACCACCTTCAAATTCATTTTCTGGTGATAATAAACAAGTCATAGATATTTTTCTAACCGGTGGTTCATTTGCACAATTAACATCTGAATCTATATGCCAATCATAAAATCCACCTTCTGGGTACTCCGTATACTGTGCCGGCTCCGAAATTCTCATTCCTTCAAATCCAAAATGATTACCATTAGTTTGAAGCATAACACGTTCTAATGTTGCATACATTTCAGGCATTTTATTAAATGGTATCCAACTAATATGAGATGTTCTAGTTTTAGTATCTACTGTACCTTTAGCTCCACCACCAACTTCACCTAGTTGAACAGGTTCAGAACGACCTGCATTTATAATTAATTGACATTGTTCTGGTGTAAATAATGGAGTTGTTGTTTCTACAATTAAAGATTTCCAGCGTGGCTCGGTTATAATCATACTGCTTTTATCCTTTCCCAATGTTTATATTTAGCAATTGACATTTTCTTTCTAGCTTCTTTAGAAAGCTTTTTACCATACATAGGATTATTTTTTCCACTATTTAATTTACTTAAAAATCTTAAAAATGCTGGTGTATGTTTTCTTCCTTTTGAAGGATGTACCATTGTTTTATATCTTTTAATTAATGTATTTTTAATTTTTTTCTTATGTTCTTCTGACATTTTTACACCGTACATTGGGTTATTTTTTCCTTTTCTAATTTTACTTAATAACTTTGGATCAACGTATTTGTTATCTGATTGATTTAAAAAATCTTCTCTTTGAACAACCTTCATTCTTCTTAAAACTTTATTTTCCCAATTAATTGCATCTTGTTTAGTTTTAAATGTTTTTCTTATTTCAAATATAAAAGATTTTTTTCCATATCTTCTAATTAATCCTTTTACCTTACTAGATGATGTAAAATATTTAACCCATAAATCATTAGGATTACAACATCTTCTAAATCTAACACCATAGTAATATTTGTTAGTAGGAATATGTTTTAATAGATATGTATAAGGAATCATTGTGCGCCTCTATTTATAATAGGATTATAAAGAACATCACAGTTTGCAGCAAGTGTTCTTCTTGTTTCTTGCGTGCCATTGAATGGGTAGACACAGTGTCTCATATCATATGGAAATATATAAAAGTCTCTTAATTTCATTGGTGGTTCATAATCAACTTTAGCAAATTGACCATTAGCTGCACCTAGTATTTGTAATTTACCATTTTGTGGTGCCTCTGATGCAGAATACTCTACACCATAAGTATTTGGTAATTTTAAAATCATAACCGAAGATAGCCCAGTAAAAATATTACCGGTATGGACGTGCACAGGATTGTATTCATGTGCTTTCATTTCATTAACCCAGATTGAATTTAAATGAGTTTGATATTGTTTAATATGATTGAATTCTAAATAATGATGAAACATTTGCATAAACCAATCTAAAACATTTTTAGGTAACATATTATGCCTTTTCATTTTAGTTTCATCGTCTCCATCATAAAATAAAGAATGTTCATCTTTAATTTTACCAACAAGTTGTTTATTAGCAGGTTCTAATTGATTAAATTTTTGTTCATACGTTTGATTAATTGCATGAAATATATCTAATGGCGTTTCATAACGTAAAATAGATTGTCCTAAAAATGTGAAGTTAAAGTTCATAGTCCCATCTCTTTTCTAATTTTAGTAGCAGATATTTCTTGTATTTCTTTTGGTAATACAATCTCTTCAATCTTGTAACCAACATCTCTACCATAACATATATTGGTAATGTTAGGAACTTTTACAACATCAAATTGACCTGCATAGTCTTTAAGTTTTTCTTCAATTCTTTTCTTTATATCTTCAAATTCAAATGGATTATTGTTTGTTTGTGGCATTGTTCTAACCATAATAACAACTTGACCTGTCTTCTTTAATATTTCTTTAAATAAAGCTAAATGTCCATCATGGAATGGTTGCCATCTACCTAACATTTGTGCTGTTGGTTTAGAGTAATCTATCATGTATCTCCTTTATTATGTTATCGTAATTAAAATCAGTTATTTCAAAATCTACCTTTTTAGGTTTTTCAAATACTTTATTCGTATCTTCAAATCTTCCTTTATTAATAGTGTTCATCCAAATCTTCATATCATAAAAAGATCTATAAGATTCAAATGGACAAACAAAGTCTACAACTACGTGATTCACTGCAAGATCACACATCGTCATCATTCTATTTGCCTGTCTTCTTCTACCTAAATCTGTAAAATCCCAATCTTCAAATAGTTTTCTAATATCATCTGCATTAAAGTGAGGTATCTTTTTATTCTCAACTAATTTTTTAGCAAATGTAGTTTTGCCAGATCCTGGTAATCCAAATATTAAAATTTTCATAATACAATGTGTCCATACGCACGTACGATACTTTCAGGTATCATTGCACGGTAAGGATTTGCTTCCTTTCTAATCTCTTCTCTAATAGTATGCATTCTATTTCCAACAACTTTATCGTCATAAGA